AAACCCGCCGCATTCCCACCCATCACATGCGCGCGGCCGAAAGAATCGGCTTCCATGCGCTGTGTACACAGCACACATACACAAGCGCTGTGTAGCGCTGTGTGTGTCATGCCACAGCACTACCTATAAGGCGGGGCATGCGTTGACTGTGGATAACTCAGGGCTGTGGATAAGCACACGTGTCATGTAACGAATAGGTAACAATGAGTAGCACATACCTACGTATGTACGGGGTGCACACGAAAGCGCAAGAGTTGCGGAAACTCAAGGGAAAGGATGAGTTTTATCGAACGAAAGTACTAACGGGATGGGGGGGTCCTCTCGCATACCCAATTTCCCCCACTTGCCGACATGCAAACCGCGCCTGCCCACTTTCACAGAAATTTCACAACAAAAATCCCCGATATGCGACTTTTGCCCGGTTCCGCCTTGATTATGTAACGATTGGGTAACAATGAGCCCCATATCGCCCACTTTCGCCAGGTACCACCCAGGTTTGCGCGTATTGTCAAGTATATGACCGACGAATCGCGCAACTTGCCCTACAAGCAGGACCTTGCTGACGCTGTCTGGCTCAAGTACCTCAAGCTGATGCGCCTCCACCGGGAGCTTGCCAGCCTGTACCGTGCGAAGAGTTCCGACCGTCGCACGATCAGTAGCCTGTGGTACTTCATCGACGGACTCGAATTGGACCTGCGACACGAAGGAGTGGTCCTGTGAACATGACGGAGCACGAGACGCTCATCAAGGTTCCGATTCACGTCAGCGCGGGAGATGACGGAACGGATGTCTCGATCCTCCTGAGTGGCGGGGCGGAGCAACTCGCCAACACCGCCGCCGCCATTCTCGGGTCAACGCGACCCGCAGGCAGTACGGACGAGTACGACGTGGAATTGATCGCCGCAATCCGGAAGGCAACCAAGTGAACCAGCAGACAGTGGAACCCACGCTCGAAGAACTCCAGCAGATTCAGGCCGACGTGGTGGAGGAACTCCGCCTCAGGGAATCCCGCAACCGGTGGGCAAGCTGGTCCTACTTCGTGAAGTCTGGGCTCAAGGGGTCCTACCAGGGAATCGAAGAGGATGAGCGTGCCAAGCGCCGCAAGAAGGGCAAGGCTCAGCGTCTTGCCAGGAAGAGGTCACGATGACCGCTACGATTACCGCCGTCCGCAAGGTGTTCGCACCCGACCGAATGCCCACGCTCGATGTTGTGTCCAGCGTCAGGAGCCAGGCGCAGGGTGCCTACCAGGACGCGCTCGTGGCCCTGCCTGCCGAGGTCTACTCGTACAACGTCAAGGTCACTGTCACCATCGAAGACATCGTCATCACCCGCTAGGAGCATCATGACCGTATACAACATCCGCATCGAGACGCCGAACGACATTCCGCACGACGTGCTTGTGGAGCACATTGCGGTGGCACTTGAGACCCTCGTGCGTCGTCCTGCTCCGCTCAAGATTCAGGTCATCCACCACCTGCAAGAATCACCTGCATGGCACCTGGGGGACACCGTGGTTCGCAATCACCCCTTCGAGGGCAACATCGAGACCTTCGACGACTACCCGGGTGGGATCGACGACGTGAACGACCCGTTCCCCCTCACGACCCGGGCGATTGACAATCTCAAGGGGAACCGATGACTCGCTGGACGGTGACGGCAGAGTTGGATGCGGAAAACCTTGCTGAGGCTGTTCACGCGGCGGGCAACCTGCCGATTGGTTTCCAGCCGAGCGAGATTCCCCTCGGTCTGCGCAAGTACCGCCTTGAGTCGCACGAGCCGCTACCCGGTGCAAAGGAGCCCACGGTGATCGGGTTCCGCCTCGATTAGGTCCGCGCACACATGCTAGAATATAGCTATTGGTGATGTGTGCTCCTTGAGGTTGTGTTTCTGTCAAGGAAAGCCCCCCGGTTCAATCCCGGGGGGCTTTCCCGTACCACGAATAGGATGATGACATGGTCAGCTTGACATACCAGCGTGACGGACTCCTGGACAACATCCTGGAGAAGAACCGCCGCATCGACTTCGCCAAGGACCTGCTCACCGGAATGGTGGACGCCGAGGTCATCAAGCCCGATCTTGCCGACGTGCTGTTCATGGCGCTGGAGGGTGGCGAACCCTTCCCGGCTGAGTATGCTACACTGGTCGAGCAACCTAAGAGCGACTCACCGGCTACGACCGTGGTGACTACAGGGTAGTGACCCACCACTACAGGCCCGTAGCTCAATTGGCAGAGCGGCGGTCTCCAAAACCGGAGGTTCCAGGTTCGAGTCCTGGGGGGTCTGCGGAATGATCCACCCGAGGGTCGTCCATTGGGAGAACAAGTGAAGAAGATCACCGCAATTCTTGGTGCCTGTGTGCTGGCCCTCGGCCTGTCGCTCGTCGCCACCCCCGCCAACGCTGGGGGATGGGGCAGTTCCGTGGGTGTCGTCGGAGGGCTGGGCTGTGTCACAGTCGCCCGCACCGCTGGCTACAACTCCGGCGTATGTCCCGGTGGGGCTGTCGTCTACGGCGTCAACTCCATCATTCTGTACAGCTACCAGTGCATCACGGTGGTGGCCCCCGGATCGAACGTCCGGTACGGCTACTGCGCCGGAAGCCTGACCCGTTTCATCGGAATCGGCAACGGAACGCACTGGGTGACCCGCACCCGCTAGTCCGCTTTCGGAAGCCCCCGCCATGAGGTAGTGATACTCACGGCGGGGGCTTTCTAGCGCGTATGGTAGGACGTCTATGATTCCTCACGAAACACCCCTGCAACTATTCACCCAAGACGGATGCCAGCCCTGCAAGGCGGTCAAGCGCCTGCTCGACTCCATGGGCGCGAAGTACGTCACCATCGACATCACCGAAGACGAGAACGCCGTCCAGAAGGTCCGGGACTGGGGCTACAACGGCACGCCCGTCCTGTGGGATGGGTTCGACGCCATCCACGGATTCAACCGCGACGCCATCATGACCGCCGTGGCGCGAAGGGCTCAGGCCGAAACTCTGTTCTAACCCTGCGATAAGCTAAGGCAGGAGGAATGATGACCACTGCCGTAGCCAAGAAGAAGACCGCCGCCGAGGTTGCCGCTGACGAACGCAAGAAGCGGACCGCCAGCGAACAACTGCTTCTCAGGTACGCCCGTCTGTCTCCCGAGGAAATCGAAGACAAGACGGGCATTCCTGCGCATGAGGCAATGTCCCGCCTGGCTGACATCCTTCGCACGAGGGATTGGATGACGGACCGGATGGAGGAGCGGCTTCTCCTGATCGAGATGTCGGACCTCATCACGGACGTCCGCGACCGAATGGACAGCGCGGCACCCGAGTTCTTTGCCGACATCGCCAACGTGGCGCTCCGTGGGTACGAGGCCGTATCCAAGCGCCTTGACGCACGCCGCAAACTGACCGAGGATGACATCGCGGAAATCAGCCGCGCCCAGGGCGAGATGATGATGGAGGCCATTCGGCTCGCCGTGGACATGACGGTCGAGTACATGAGCGAGGTGCACCCCGATCTGGAGATTGAGGATGACCTCCGGGCGGGATTCGCTCGCTCCCTGCCCAAGTCGTGGGAAGCGGTGAAGAACAATGTCCGAGAGTAACAAGGGGTTCCTCGCTTCGGACAACGAAGTCGATGCGATGGACCGCGTCATCGACTACGTCATCGGTGACTTCAAGCGCTTGGAGATTCAACAGCGCTACCGGACGGACCCAGCCAAGTGGGCCTACGACAAGCTGGGGATCGTCTTCCATGACAAGCAAATTGAAATTGGCGAAGCGCTGGTTCACAATCGCAACGTTGCTGTTGCCGCTGGTCACGGTACTGGGAAGTCCTTCCAGGCGGCGATTCTTGCGGCGTGGTGGGTGGACACGCACCCGCTGGGTACGGCCTACGTAGCAACGACCGCTCCGACCAACGACCAGATTTCGGAAATCATCTTCCGAGAGTTGAAGCGCATCCACGGCATCAGCGCTGAGCGCGTGGCGAAGAAGTTGATCCCCGCCGACTGGGGTCTGCCCGGTCGTGTGGGTGAGGACAACACCTGGAAGATCGAGCGCAGTGGGCGACTGGTCACGGTGATGAAAGGCCGCAAGCCACCGGACAACAAGGCGGGTGACGCGTTCCAGGGTCTGCACGCCCGGTATGTTCTCGCCATCGGCGACGAGGCCACGGGCCTGACGGAGGAGATGATCGACGGTCTCGCCAACATCACGTCCGGTGAGCACAACCGACGCTTCCTGATCAGCAACCCCACCAACCCGTACTCGTACCTGGGTCGCATCTTCCTCAAGCCGACCGGCGCGTGGCACCTCATCAACGTGTCCGTCTTCGACCTGCCCACGTTCCACGGCGGCGGCGTGTGTGACAAGCGCGGGTGCACCGAGCACAAGGGTGAGAAGCTGGGGCTCGGGTTCCCGAAGGACGTGCTGGAATCCATCTCGGGTCCACGCTTCGTGAAAGACAAGGAGCGGGAGTACGGCATCGACTCCGCCCGCTACAAGTCCCGTGTCCTGGGCCAGTGGGCATTCGAGTCTGGCAACAACCTCTTCACCGAGCAGGACATGTTCACTGCCGTGGACTGCGTAGTGGAGCCCTTCTATAACGAGCCGCCGATCCTGGGCGTTGACGTCGCCCGCTTCGGTACCGACTCCACGTTCATCTACAAGGTGGAGCGCGGATTGGTCATGCGCCGCGTGTTCAACGAGGACCCGGATCAGGGTGGCGAAGAGCGCGAGCCCGCCCTGGATGATGAGGGGCAGAACATCATCGGCATGCGCCTGCGTCTCGTGGACTCCTGGCTGGACGCGCCGCTTGTGACCCGCACAATGCCTGACGGGCATGGCGGCACCAAGACCACGATGGGTACCGCCGAGAAGGTGGACCAGATCGCCCGGAGCATCGGCTCCCGCGAAGTGCGCGTTGACGCATCGGGTCTCGGCTCGGGTGTCGTTGACCGCCTGTGGGAACTGTCCGAGGGTGGCAAGCACTACACCGTGGTGGAGATGCTGGGTGGCGCGAACAGCCCCGACCGGCGCTCCTGGTACAACCAGCGCGCCTACCAGATGGACCACACCCTGCGACTGGGCATGTTCCAGGGGCGCATTGACATCGACCCTCGCGACGAGAACCTGATCGACGAACTCATGGGCGTGCAGTACGAGTATGCCGACGCCGCCAGTGGTGGTGGCCTCAAGATCGAGAGCAAGGAATCCATCAAGCGTCGGGGTGGCCAGAGCCCTGACGCGGTGGACGCCGCCAGCTACGCGTGCGCAGACCTGTCGGGCATGAGCGGGTTCCTTCCGGGGGACACCTTCCGAACCGACCTGGACTCCGTTGTTGGTGGTATGGACCGGGATTGGTGGTTCTCTGGACAGTTTTGACCCTGAGCTAGACTGGGTTTCATGAACTTTCTTGAGGAGTACGCCGCCGAGCGCGAAGCCGCTCTCGTTCAAGAGCTTGCGGTCGCCAACGTCATGGCGGACTACTACCAGGAGGCGTATTCGGACAGCGCCCGCGCACTCCTCCGTGCGGAAGACATCGGCTGGAACAAGCTGGGCATCTCCGGCGACCTCAAGCAGATCACCCTGGCGGAGGCCAAGGATGTTGCCGACCGGCTCCAGGGGTACTGCGAGTCGAACCCGCTCCTGGCGCGAGGCAAGGAGATTCGGAACTCCTACCTGTTCTCTTCCGAGTACGAGGTGGGCACCGCTCGGGCCGAGACGACCATCACCCCGCAACAGCGCAACATCATCAACACCCAGAAGAACCAAGACAACGTCTTCTCCCTGGAGGCGCTGGGCGTCATCGAGGGCGAGCGCTACGGAACGGGTCAGGTGTTCGTTCTCTACGACCGGACCAAGAAGGAGTTCCAGCTTATCCCGTTCGCCCAGATCGCGGACATCATCTACAACCCGCACGACGCCAGCGAAATCTGGTACGTCAAGCGCGAGTGGTCTGCCACCATCGTCAACAAGAACGGTGACAAGGAGCAGAAGACCTGGAAGGAATGGTACCCCGCTTCTCGGTACGAGAACCCCGAGGGTGGCTACGCCAAGAGCATTGGTGGCGTTCAGGTCGTGACGAGCAAGCGCATGGTCACTGACCGCGTCAACGTCCGACCCGGCTCTAACCTGGGCATCCCCGACTCGTTCGCGGCGGCACCCTGGGCGCTGGCGTACTCCGCCTACCTGTCGGATGGCACCAAGGTTCTCGCGGCCCTCGCCGAGTGGGCGTGGGTGGTTCGCCCCAAGAAGCAGGACCCGGCACAGCGCGCGGCGGCTAGCGTGCGAACGGAGCGTGGCGCAGGCGGCACCCTCCTCACGGACATGGACGTACAGGCAATGCCGAAGGGCAACGCCGTGGACCTCAACACCGGACGCCCGCTGGCGGCGCAGGTGGCGGCGGCGCTGGGCATCAGCATCGTGGTGCTCCTTGCGGACCCGGGCCAGTCTGGCGCGTACGGTACGGCGCAGACTCTGAGCGACCCCAACCGTCGCACGATGGAAGCCCGTCGTGAGCACAACACGAAGTTCCTGCTTGAGTGCCTGCGTCTCATCGGCATCAAGGACCCCGCCGTGGTGTGGGAGAAGATGGCACCGGGCACCGACAAGGAAGAGATGGAACTGTTGGGCATGGCCTGGGGTACCGGACTTTTCGACCCGGCAGAGATTCGGCCTCGTGCGGCTGACCTGGCTCACGTCACGCTTCTGGGTGAGGATGCTCCCGAGGGTGTCATGATCCCGAACAACAGCAACTCGCTCCAGACGCAGACGGACATCACCACCCCCGAGGTGGCTCCGGACGGGTCCAACGCGATGGCGAACGGGCAGGGTCGAGACTCGGTCGGAGTGGGCAACAAGTCCAAGACGAAGACCGCCGCCAGCGCCGCCAAGCCCGCCGCAACGTCGAAGACAACTGCGACGAAGTAGCCCGGTGGGGGACCGCCCCCATGGTACTGTTGTACTCATGACAGACTTGGTGCTCACTGAGAGCCGTTCGGGTGGCCTGACCAAGGCCGACGACGGCACGTATGAGGTCATCCTGATTGTTCCGGGCCAGGGTTCGAGCGGCTACTACACCGAGGAACTGATCGCCAGCGACGCTCAGGCGGCGTTCCCGAAGGGCTCGCACTCGTACCTGGATCACGTCAAGGAGGGTGAGACTCGCAGTCCCGCCAACCTCCTCGGCGTCCTCGTTGAAGACACCCGCATTGCCGAAGATGGCACCGCCCGCAACCGCTTCAAGCCGATGCCCCACTGGGCCGCGTTCGTGGAGGCGGTTGCCCCGCACTGTGGCCTGAGCATCAGCGCCCACGGCACGGGCAAGCGTGGCGAGATGGGTGGTCGCGAGACCCTCATCGTAGAGTCCCTTATCCCCAGCATTCAGAACTCCGTTGACCTCGTCTCGTACGCAGGTGCTGGCGGCAAGTTCGTAGAAAGCCTAATGGAGTCGGCACTCGCCGCTTCCGAAGGAGTCCAGACCGAATCCTCGGCCCCTGGCGACAACAAGAAGGAAAACGAAATGGCATTTGACGAAGAGAAGGCAGAACGCCTCCTTGTCGCAACAGAGGCCCTCGTTGCCGAGCTTACCGAGGCGCGCGCCAAGCTCGCTGAGGCCGACGCGGAAAAGGTGGAGGCTCCCAGCGTTGCTGATGTCATCGCCGCGACCCGCGCCGTAGAGTCCGCCGAGGTCACCGCTTCGGTCAAGGAGTCGCTCATCAAGGGCATCGAGGCTGGCGACCTGGAGGTTCAGGCGAAGCTTGACGAGCACAAGGCGCTCCGCGATGAGGTCCTCGCAGAACTCCGCGAGTCGGCTGGCATCGGCGCGGCTGGCACCGGCACCCCCACTGATACGCTTGTCGTGAAGGGCTGGTAATACACATGGCATCCAAGTTCCGCATTCCGTTCAAGAATGCAGTCATCGCTCAGGCGGTCACCTCCGGCGCGGGCTCCGCTCAGGACCAGCCGCTCCGTAACGGCGGTCTGAACGGCGTCAACCTGTGGGGCACTGGCAAGGGCCAGGGCGTTCCCGCTGGCTATGCCATGATCGCTCTCGACGGCGTCGCCGTCCTCCCCGTTGTGGTTGCGACCACGGCGCTCAAGGAGAACGACCCCATCTACATCACCGCCGCGAACGTGCTCAATAACACGTCCGCTGGCAACACGCTCTTCGGATACGCCGACGAGCCTGGCGCAGTTGGTACCGTGACCATCGGCGTGCGCATCTCCAACGCGGTCGGAGCCTAATCATGGGTCGTAACCTGTACGCAAACGCGCACCCTGAGGCGCTCAAGGACGTCAAGTACCTTGTCGAGGCGACCATCGCCGGTGACCGTGTCAAGAAGGAAATGCTCCTGGAGCGCCTTGGCACGACCGATGGTGTGTTCGCATTCGCCAACCTGACGAACGTCCAACTCCAGAAGAACTACGCCGAGGCCCCCTCGATCTGGCAGAAGTTCGCCACCCGCGTTGTCGTGGGCGACTTCCGGCAGATCAACTGGATCAACTTCGGCGAGGACTTCTCGAACTGGAAGGCCGCCGACAAGGGCGTAGTCCGCCACCCGCTGGCTCTGCCGAAGGTCGCTGAGGGCGAGAAGTACCAGGCGTTCTCCCTGAACCAGACCACGCTCGGTTTCGCGAACGAGAAGTTCGGTGCCCAGATCGGCTTCACCTGGGAGGCGTTCATCAACGACCCCTACCAGACGGTCGCCCGCATCCCCGGCATCCTGACCCGCACTGCCGTCCGCACGCTGGACGCCAACGCGACCAAGGCGCTCGTCGCCGCCGCGCTCACCCAGCCGAAGCTTGCCGCTGTTGCGGCTGGCGATGGCCTGGAGGCAGTCCTTGCCAACAACAGCCTGACCTTCTCGGCACTCAGCCGCGCGGTCGAGCAGTTGAAGGCGAAGAACGACGCGGCTGGCAACTCGGTCACCACGGGTCGCCTGATCCTCTCGGTCGGCCCCGCCCTGGTTGCTCAGGCTGAGCGCATCCTCGCTCAGAACACCCTGCGCACCCGGATCGCCACCTCGGGCTCGTCCTACACCGAGACGGAGACCCTGAACCTCTTTGGCAACATCGAGATTCTGGAGAACCCGTACCTCCCGTTCTACGCTGGCAACGCCACCACGTGGATTCTGTCCCCGGCTGGCGGCACCGACACCGGTGCTGACCCCGTCGTTCTCCAGTCCTTCCTGGCTGGCGAAGAGGAGCCCGAGATTCGCGTCTCTGGCCTCGCGGGCTACAGCCCCAGTGGCAACGCCCTTCCGTACACGAGCGGCTCGTTCGACACCGACACCTTCGACCTTCGCATCCGCGTGGTCGGTGGCGCTGGCGTTGTCAACCCGCTCCCCGTCATCCTCTCCGAGGGCGACAACACCTGATCCTCCTAGGGACAATTGGGAAAGCCTCTCGCTTCGGCGGGGGGCTTTCCCTTTGCCCCCAAGGTAGACTGGAACCACGGCGGGGAACCCCTCCCATCTCCGCCGAAAACTGACGGGGGGCGTTGTAGCCATCGGCTCCGCCCCCCTCAGCAATCCCTACGATAGACTGGGCAAATGGCCTACACTGCTACTGAGATTCGCGCGGTCCGTCTGCTTATCCCGGACGCGGAAGAGGCGCACGGTCCGGGCCAGGACGAGTACATGTTCGACGACGCGGACATCGAAATCTACCTGGACCAGGGACACGGCAACGCCAAGTGGGCGGCTGGCCTGGCATCGCTTGCGGTCGGCGCGTCGGAAGCACTCATCCTTAAGGTCGTGCGGAACTACGAGACGGAGTCCGACGGCTCCAAACTCATGCGCGAATGGACAGCCAAGGGCAAGGCTCTCATTGAAGAGGGTCGGCTGGAAATCGACGACGAGTCGTCTGGCATCTTCATCGTGGCATTCCCCGAGTGGGACAGCCTGCGTCACCCTGAGGGTTACACGCATGGCTCGTACCCACTGGGTCCGGGGAGCTTCCAATGGTGAGGCTGTACACGAAGGGCTCCGTTCACCGCGACTGGACCACGGCGGCCATCCCATTCCTTGAGGGGTTCGCGAACTCCATCATCGCCATCTTCGACCCCAACTCTGAGAACGACTCGACGAACTTCGACCCCCGCCTGAACACCACATCGGCTCCTGTCACGGAACTCTGGCGTGGCGAGGGTCAGCTTGCTGTGTTCCGGCAGACGCTGAACGCCGACGCGCCCGTGGGCTCGGTCACGCAGATCAGGTCGGTTCGCTTCACCGTGGACCTGGACGGCCCACAGATGCCAGTGCGCAAGGGACTCATCGTTCGGGTCATCGAGTGTGAGCACGACCCCGCCGCGCAGGCGTTCGAGTACACCGTGACCAGCGGCATCAACTCCGGTCTGGCGTGGCGTCGCACCATTGAGGCCGAGTCCGACATGTCTGTCATCGTGGGACCGATCACCGGGGTGACCTGATGACACGCGCCAAGGCGTGGTCGGCGAACTTCTCTGCGGCCCGAGTGTTCAAGAACCTGGATGCCGCCAAGGCTCCCGTGTCTGGACTTCGTGGCGACCTGGAGAAGGTTGCGAACGGCGTACGCGACAACTGGCGCGAGAAGATCAATGCCGATGGGCGCGCATCCGGAACGGGCTTTGCGTCCGACGTGCTGTCTGATGTGACAGAGCCGAGGCGTGGCGGGTACAACGTCCGCGTGGGTTGGCTACAGAACCGTCCCGCATCTCGGAGCACGGCATACCCGGGCACCTCCTGGTACGTGTTCCAAGACTCAGGCTTCCGGCACTACCGATCCGGCAACTGGATCGAGGGTGTCGGCGCGTTCCTGGATGCGCGCGACGACCTACGCCGACAGACCGCTGAACTTGCAGATCGAACCGCGAGCAAGATCGCCCGCGCATTGAGGGGGAAGTGATGGTAGCCGAGGGCTTCAACATCGTCGGGTACCAGGACGCCATCGTGGAGAAGGTCAAGCTCCTGCTCCCGAACACGGTCATCCTGGAAGACACCATCCCGGATGACTACCAGTTCCCGCGTGATCTGAACGGCAAGGCTGTTCCCTATGTCGTTCTCCGGTTCGGCCCTATGCTTGTGAAGTACCGGGGTAGGGCGCTGGCGGGTGCGCGCTACGACGAGTACATGGCGACGGTGGATGTCATGGCTGTGGCACCGAACGGGCGCATGGCGCGACAGGTCTGCGCCATCGCGACGGACGGACTCCTGGGTTTCCAGCCTGACGGAACATCCCCCATGGGACTGCGTGATGACGGCGGTTCTGCGGTGCAGTTCGTTGTGGCCAGCAATGAGGCGCGCCCCACGCAGATGATCGCATCCGTGCGGATGCAGTACACCATCAATGCCCGGAATGTGGGCGCGTCCCCGTGATATGCTGGGAACCATGACCACTGACACTGTACGCACGCGGCATCGCATCAGCGGGGTTATCGACGAGAACACTCCCATCCACATCGCTGAACACCCCGTGCTCGGTGAGTACTTGGAGGTCGTCGGTCCCGACGCCAAGCCGTTCCTGCCTGAAATGCACCGAGTAAGTCTGCCCGCTGACGCCACGAAGGATCAGATCAAGTCCGCTGAGGTGGCTGTCGATCTTGGTCTGGTTGACCCTGCGGTTCTGGACGCGCTCATCCCTGACAAGAAGGACAAGAGCTAATGGCCCTGGATCGCCTCTATCGAGAGAATGTCCGAATCGACCTCGCATACCCAGAGGCGTTCGTCAACCCCTACCAGCCGACAACGACTGAACTCAACAACGCGACGTTCGTGAAGAACATCACCTGCGCGCTCGATGAGGACAGCACCGAGTTCACGCTGGGCGACCCCGACACCGACGACTCGCTGAGCTTCTGCGACGCGGCTGGTTCTTCGAGCGCGACGTTCGACAACCCGACGCTGACCCTGACCGCCTACAGTGATGAGGACCGGTCGGCGTCTGGCGTGTACGACCTCGCCACCCAGCTTATCGGATACCCCGACATCCCGTTCTATGGCATCATGCGCCTGGGCTTCCGCTCCGACGTGGCGTATGCCGTTGGCCAGGACATCCGCATCATCGGCGCTCGCACCGACCTCCCGGTTTCCCTCGAAGAGTCTGGCGAGAACGCCCGTCTCCAGAACTCCATGCTTCCGGACGGTACAGTGTCCTGGAACTACCGGCTCCTGACCTAAGGATAAGAGACTATGCCTGATACCCGATTCCCGTCCAGCGGTAACATCCGCGTTTGGTGGGTTCCCGCGAACGGTTTCGCGAACTGGAAGGCCCCGACTGCGGCTGAGATTGCGGCTGGCATTGACGTGTCGGACGCCATCTCTTGGAACGACAAGGACTTCGGCGTCCAGGCTTCCAACCAGAACAGCGACCCGGCCATCACCGCCAAGGGCAACCAGCAGGACCGTGGTGCCGCGCAGTACGGCGGAACCTTCTCCTTCTACTACCCCAAGGACCGCACGGACACGTCGAACAAGTACTCCATCGTGTACGAGGCGCTTCGCGTCGCGCGCACCACGGGCTACTTCGTCGTGCGAGTCGATGGCAAGGAACTGACCACGACCTCCGGCACCACGGCGAACCCCGGCACCCTCGCGGCGACCGGCGACTTCGTCAACGTGTTCCGCGTTCAGACCGGTGGCTATGCCGAGTCGATCACGGGTGAAGAGGCGTTCCGCTACTCCATCTCGTTCCTGCCCAAGGGCCAGGTTCAGACTCGCGCCATCGTCCGCGCCAACTCCACCCCCGTCGCGCCGGTCATCGTCGGCACGGGTGGCTCGGGTGCCGCTGGCACGAAGGTCGCACTTGAGGCGACGCTCGTCAGCCGCAAGTACACGCGTGGCGTGATCTGGAAGTCCACCGACTCCACCAAGGTCACCGTATCGGCCAATGGCGTCTTCACGCGAGTCGCCACGGGTACCGCCAACATCACGGCGACGGACCCGGCAACCAACACGACCTCCACCACCCTGGCGGTCACTGTAGCCTAGTTGTATCCCGACAAGGATAGGAACGCCCCTCGCCATCCCGGGGGGCGTTCCGCTTGCCCCGGTGTATGATTATGGTGGAGGATATGACAATGACTGATACTCGTACGCCCGAAGAAATCGCCCGCGACCACACGCACCCGCAGAAGTTCAACCTGCTGGAGCGTCTCACTGGACGCAACCTTCCCAGCGACACCGTCATCATCTACCTGGATGAGAACGCTCAGTACCACGTGGAACAGCTTGACGAGGAGATTGCTGGCATCGCCAAGGATGACGCCATCCTCAAGGAGAAGGAGGCGCTCCGCCAGTCGTACATCGACCAGCGTGATGCCTCGGCTGTGAAGATTCACCTGCGTGGAATCTCCAGCAAGCGCTACGATGAGCTTGTCGATGAGGCGCAGAAGGAGTTCCCTCTCGACGTCGAGATTACCCAGAACCCGCTGACCGGTCGCAAGGACCGCATCCCGGTGCCCAACCCGGAGCGGGACACGCTGTTCATGAAGCTCCAGTGGGTCGCGTCCATTGCTGGCGCTGAGCTTCCCGGTGGCGACACCGCCGATGACAACATCGACCTCGCCTGGATCAGCCTGTTCCTGGACAACGCCCCGGTGGCGGCGCTGGCTTTGATCGCCGAGCGGATCAACAAGCTTCGGATGGCGACCGACTGGATGGACGGCTTGCAGTCAGCGGATTTCTCGCAGAGGTCCTGATACAAGATGACCACGGCTGGCTGATCCCCCGGATACGCGCCGCCGCGACTCATGGCCTCCCCCCGACTGCGGTCATCCTGGAAGACTCAAGCCACACAGCGTGGGACATCTGGGACTACCGCCTTGCCACGGCGCTGGAAATCTACGACGGCATGATGGTCGGGAACGTTCCCATCCACTGGGACCGCTCTGACCGCATGACGTTCGACGTGGGCTCGTACATCAGCAAGTCCCGCGCCGCCATTGATAGGCGCGAGCAGGCTGATGCCAACAAGAACAAGAACAAGAAGCCGGTGCCCGGGAAGGTGTACTACCCGATCCCACGCTCCATCGACGGCGACCCTTTCCCCACGTGGGCGGAGTTCGCCGCCGAGCAGGCCGCGAAGCGAGGAACCCTGGGCTAGACTGGGAAAAGACTTCCAGTTCCAGAAAGAGGCGGTGACGCGTGGCAGATGACGCCGACATCCGGATTGGCATTGATGCCAGCGGTGTAGAGCCCACGCTGAACAACCTTCGCAAGGCGTTCAGTGAGTTCGGACGCGCAGTTGACCTGTCCAGCAAGGACCTCAACAACGCCGGGAAGAGCTTCGACAAGCTCACCGGCAACATGGTGTCGAAGTCCCCGCAGATCGTACGCGCCGCAGAGAACAACGCTCGTGCCGCCAAGATCGAGGCTGAGGCGCTCGCTGTTCGGACGAAGGCGTACAACGACTACCTCAGGGCGCAGGGCGTGGCCGAGACGAAGTCCGGTCGCATGCAGTCTACCTCGACTGGGCGGCTTGTTCCCGGAACCGCAGACCTGCGTGCCAGCGCAACCATGGCGGCAGTCGCGGCAGAGAAGCAGTACCGTGACGCGCTGGTCACGTCCAGCAATGCGGCATCGCAGGCGTCCCAGGCCAACGCCAAGTGGCGGTCCGAGGAGGCGCGCCAGGGTCGGGAGATGTTCCTCCTGACGCAGAAGCTCCGCGCCGAGCAGGAGCAGTCCGCCCGCATGGCGGCAGTGAACTCGCAGAAGACGTGGTGGCCTCCGGGGATCGTCAAGGCAACGGACGCCATCACGCGCCAGTTCGCCGACATGAACAACTCCGTGCGCTACGCTCTGTACGACGTGGCTGGCACGGCGGCTATCGCGGGTGCCGCGTTCCTCGGGTTCGCCACCCTGGCGACCATGGCGGCTGTCGCTCATGAGCGCGCGTTCGCTAACGTCCAGCGCACCACGCAAACCAGCGCCCGTGGGTACGAGATTCTCCAGCGTCAGCTTGAGGAACTCTCCATGGAGATTCCCGTCACCTACGAGGAACTGACCAAGATCGCCACGGCGGCTGGACAGTTGGGTATCCAGGCTTCCGGCGTGGAGAACTTCACTCGCACGGTGGCGATGCTGACGGCGACGACGAACCTGACCAGCGAGGCGGCGGGTAACGCGCTCGCGCGATTCAAGGCGTTCTTCGCCACGGCTGACGACCCCAGCTTCGCCGTCACGGAATCCACGTTCACAAACCTGGCATCCTCCATCCTCAAGGTGGGTGTCAACTCGGTCGCGACGGAGTCTGGCATCGTGTCCGTGGCTACCCAGATTTCCTCGATGGGTTCTTACGCTGGCCTCACGGCGGATCAGGTCATCGGTCTGGCTGGCGCGCTGTCGTCCATCAACGTAGCTCCCGAGCTTTCGCGTGGTATCATCACCCGCTTGTTCACGCAGATCGGAAAGGCTGTCAGCGACAACGGCGTACAGCTTGACAAGTTCGCCACCGTGGCTGGCACCTCCTCCGCGCAGTTCGCAGAGGCGTGGGGTACCGACAAGTTCGGCCCGCTGTTCGTGAACATGGTTCGTGGCCTCGGTGAGATGCAAGAAGGTGGCGGCGACGCGGCCCAGGCTCTTGGCGAACTCGGTATCACGTCCGTTCGTGACGTTCCCGTTCTGCTCCGCCTGGCGGGTGCCGCCGACGAGAACGGTGAGAAGTTCGGCCTGTTCGCCCAGACCATGGAAGACGCTCGCGAGGGCTGGGTCAACAACATCGAGCTTGCCCTCCAGTACGGCAAGATTTCCCAGACCACCGCCGCCCGCCTCCAGGTGCTCGCGCAGACGTTCGAGCAGTTGTTCGCGACCATGGGTAGCCAGAGTGCCAGCGGCCTTGGTGCCGTGGCTGGATTCCTTACGGACGTCGTGCGTGGATTCGAGGCCGTCGCCAACACCGACATGGGGCAGATCGTCAGCACGGGCATCATCGGGTTCACCGGACTGTTGGGTGCGGCGCTCCTGTTCGTCTCCGCCATTGCTGGAGCCATTGCTTCGGTGCAGGCGCTCGGTTCCGCCATGCGCTCCATGACTGCTGAGGGCATCGCTGGCATGGGTCGCCTGACTGCCGCCATTCGCATCTTCTCGCTTGGCCTGGGTCTCGTCGGCATCGTCGGTGCAATCGCCGCAATCGCTGGAACGTTCGTGACCATGGGCATCAACGCGGCATCGGCGAAGAGCCCCGTCTCCGACATGGCTGGCCTGCTTGCCGCAATGGAGGCTGACGCCAAGCGCGGCGCTGACGGCATCGACTTCACCTCCAAGGCCGCGAGCGGGCTGACCGAAGAGGCCAAGTCCACCAACGCCCAAGCTGGCGCAATGGCTGAGTCGCTGTACGGGCTCGACCCCGCCGCGAAGAAAGCCGCAGACGCGGTGGACAAGGTGGCGGCGGCATCCGAGCACGCGGGCTACGTCTTCGGGCAGACGGCGCGAGAGTTCTTCAAGAGCCAGCTTGCGCAGAGCACCGGCTTTGCTGAGCAGTTCGACAGCGACACCGACCGTCAGATCGCCCAGATGCTGAACATCAACTGGGATTCGATCATCGACGAGTCCGTCAAGGCTGGCGGCGACCCCGGTACGGCAATCTTCGACCAGATCGATGCGGCGCTGTCGAAGCAGGCTGGACGAAAGGTCAAGCTCAACGACCTCCTGGACGCCTCGGGTACGCCTGGCGGCAAGGCCATGATCGAGCAGGTCCTTGGCGACCTCAACGCGTACGACGTTGACACCTGGGCGCGTAACGCCGTGAAGGCCATCGGCTCCTCCAGTGGTGCCATCCAGGCGCAGATCGAACTCCAGGGTCAGCTTGGGGCTACGACCGCTGGCACGATCCAGGGCATGGTTGACGGGTATGAGGAACTCGACGACGCCACGCAGAAGACCGTGGACAGCATGGCCAAGGGCTTCGCCAAGTTCACGGACACCGGCGCGCTGATCGGTCTGACCCAGCAGATGGCAACCATCATGAACGAGGATGACGCGAAGGCGTTTGAGACGGCGTGGGTGGATGCGTACGGTGGCGTTGGGTTCAGCATCGACCAGTACATGGGCATCTTCCAGCACGCGGCGGATGAGCAGACTTCGTTCGTCACCGACCTCCAGACTCTTGCCCAGCGTGGGCTAGACCCGGCGATCATCGAAGACCTCGCCGCCATGGGGCCAGAGGCGAACCGTCTTGTGGAGGCGCTCGTCAACACGACGGACGAGCAACTGACTGCGTTCTCCGACCTGTGGGGTCGCACGGGGTACGAAACTCAGTTGAAGTTCGCCACGTCGGCGGCGATTGCCCAGCACCTTGTCAACGCCGTGTTCAAGCAGGGCGGCATCGAGGGGCTCAAGGCGTTCAACGAGGGCATGGCCACCGGAATAGACGTGGAGACACTGCTCCGCAATGCTCAGCTTGACATCAACGGCGCGCCACTCAAGCCGGTCGTTGCGCCACCGAACGACCTGACGTGGTACCAGAAGAGCCAGTGGGCACAGCGTAATGACCTGAGCATCCCGGTCACGCCCTACCTGACCAAGAGCACCATCGAGGTGGCTCAGGAGGGCCGCACCGTATCACGCGGCACCGTGCGTATGTTCGCGGGCGGTGGCTATACGGGTGACGGTGGCAAGTACGATCCCGCTGGAACCGTTCACCGTGGCGAGTTCGTCTTCGACAAGGAGTCCACCTCCGCCATTGGCGTGCGCCAGTTGTACTCGATGATGAAGTCGGCACGTGGTGGGCGTCTTGCTCGCGGCGGGCGGGGCTACGCCAGCGGTGGATTCGTCGGCGGGGGCTCCGGTTCTGGTATGCTTGAGTTGTCGCCGACTGATCGTCAGTTGCTCCGTGACATCAGGGATTCAGTGGGTGTGGATGTGGTCATCGGTAGCCAGGCCGTCGCTCAGGCTACGGATACAGGGAACACGCGAGCACAGGCTCGGGGGGCCGCATAATGACCGACCAGACAATGTGGTTCGGGAGCCAGCAGTACATGCAGTGGGTTGCGTGCCCCGCTGTTGGCTCCTCGTTCTCCAGGCGCAAGTGGTCAACCACATCCGAGTACCTGAACGGCGGCGCGTACACGCGTAGCTCGGTGACGGATCACCGCGACTACCAGTTGACCTGGGGGCAGATGTCGCGGGCTGAGGCCCGGAAGATCACCGACTATGCCAGTGGTATTCATGGGTCAGGGCTGATCTACTTTGCTGACCCGTTCGCAATGGACTCGAACATGCTCCCTTCATCCTGGGCGTTCCCTGGGCTTGGCGGGCTGGATGGACCCATCCTCGATGGAACATACGTTCGCCCGACCCTGACGCCCACGAGCGCCAACGGCAACGGATACCCCTCGCAGTCTGCCGTCTACAACATCAGCGGCACGCCCAGCTACAAGACCTGGATTCCCATTCCACCGGGCTACACGCTTCACGTGGGTGCGCATGGCTCGGCGTCCGGTGGCCTGATCCGCATGACTCCAACCACTGGCGTTGGCGTCGAGGGCACCACGGTATCACTCACCCTTCTGGCGGAGTCCAGCACCACACGCGTGAACTACTCCCTGTCGTCCGCCGTGGCAAATGGCGCGTACATTCGCCTGGGCGGTACGGGGCAGATCATCCTGTCGGGTGTGATCGCCCAGCTTCTGCCAACCGGGAACACCCCTGAGCTTGGTGGCTACATCAGCGGCCAGGGCAACAGTGGGTGCCGCTTCGAGGGGTTCCCGGAGGAAGACCACTACTCTGCCGCACTCGACAGGGTGGCGGTGAGCGCCAAGCTTAGGGAGGTCGGCGCATGGCTGTAGAGATTCGCACGACTGGCGATGGCCAGAAGATCGGTGGACCCGCAGAGGTCATCGACTACTCGGTGAGCGAAGAGGCCACGCCGATCAACTTCGAGAACCTCCAGGGCGCGGTCGGCTCCGTGCGATTCACCATCACCCCGAGGGATATCCAGCAGGGAACTCTCGCACTTCTGAACGACACCATCGACCTGGAAGACGGCACCAACGGCAAGGTCCGTGGCATCGTGAACTCCGTCTCGATCAGGGATGGCATTGCCAGCGTTGACGGCGACTCTCGAACATCCCTTCTCGTGGCCTACCGAGATGTCGCACCCTACAGCGGCACACTCCTCGGCGCGTTCACGTACTACTTTAGTCTTGCTGAAATCACCACCGAGTTCATCGTGGACTCCGCCATCGCTGGGCGTGCCGTCACATATCAGGGGTGGACGGGTGACCTGTGG